TGATAATATTTACGAATTACTCATATCTGACTATTCGGAAAATAAAATTGTAAATAAAATCTTGGAGGATCATGGAGTTTCAAGAACTAAATTTTATTATACCCTGCATAAATACGACATTAAGCCAAATCGGCTACCTCCGCTATCCGAACAGGACGAATTGACGATAATTGAACGATATAAAAATGGAGACAGGCCGATGGATATTGCGGATGATTATCCGGAATATAATTGTCATCACTTTGTTTACGCTGTTTTAAAAAAATATAATGTTCCGATTGTTAACCATTTAGTAGTTCTCGAAGAGGATCATCCAATAATTCGTGAGCGCTATTCAGCAGGGGAGTCGGCAAATGAAATCGCGATTGATTACGGATGTTCCCATAGCGCAATTCTAGACGTTCTTGAAAAACTAAATGTAGAACGTCGGGATTTTTCTCATGCTGGTCAATTTTACAATATAAATGAAAATTATTTTGAAAAAATAGATAGCGCGGAAAAAGCCTATTGGCTTGGGTTTATTTTCGGAGATGGGTGCCTAACGCCCCAGACAAATTGTCTTCAAATTATTTTACAAGGTAAAGACACTGGACATTTAAGCAAATTCTTGAAGTCGATTGGCTCAAATCACCCAATTAAAACTTTTATAGCGAAATCTGGCAAAGGGATTGGTAATCCGTATTGTAAGATTGCGATTGTAAATAAAAAGATGGCGTCGGATTTAATCTCTCATAATGTAATTCATCGAAAAACATATGATTTACGGTGGCCGAGCACTTTGCCGAAAGAATTTGAAAATCATTTCGTTCGCGGAAAATTCGATAGCGATGGGTGCCTCTGCATAACAAATCCTAAAAAATTCTATTTTTGTATAACCTCATTTTATGCATTCTTGGGCGAACTTAAATCACATATAGAAGAAAATGTTGAAATAAACTGTCTAATTAGTGAGTTTTACAAGGAGGAAAAGTCAAGCGCGGGCAATCTCTGGATTGCTGGCAATAAGCAGATTCTGAAAGCCCTCGAATGGATCTTTAAAGATCATGGTGGGGTTTATTTAGATAGAAAATATAAATTATACAAACAGGCATTAGAATTTTACAGGAGTATTAGAGGATCTGATATTATGGAGGACTATTTAATTGCCCATTAAATGTTTAATCGACGGAACAGAACATTTTGACGAAAAATCTTTTCATTATTATCTTAAAAAAATAAAAATTAAGAGATCGGACTATTATGAGCGGTATTATCCAAGAACAGATAAACAGACTGGAGAGAAAATACCGTTCAAGGAATACGAATCTTATTTCAAGACCGATTTTCTCAATAAAAATAATCTAAAAGCGTTTTGTCAAAAGAATCCAAAGGACGGCGTTGAGTTTGGAAGGGGGTTTCTAGAGAATCGCGCGAGAGAAAAGGGGGTTGGGAGCGCTTTTCATCATGTAGAACTTAGGAGTCTCCTTTGTCCATCGGTTCCGTTTTTTGAGACGAATGGCGGCTATAACAAATTATGTTCCTCCCTTGGCTTAAATCCTATTTTTTTATACAAAAATGAGATCGAGTTTCAATTTCAATCATTGCTAAAATGTGTTGTTCGGTGCGACACCCGCGAGCAGAAATTGATAGAATTTAAAACTGTAAAAACGCGAATAGACACCATTGGTTATGGGGATTACGCAATTGATCCTCCTTATCATAAGGGGATTTTTATTGAAAAGAAATCCATAGGAGATTTCGCTCATTCTTTCGGAAAAGATATAGATAGATTGGAGAGGGAGATAATTCGCTGCAAAGACAATGGGGACTATATGATAGTTTTGGTTCAGTGTCCGCTATCAAAAGCCCTTGGCTTTAATCACTTATGGGAAATGAAGTATAGCAAGGTCTCACCAGAATATGTTTTTGGAAACGTGCGCGATCTTCTCCATAGATACGATAACCTTCAATTTCTTTTTATAGATAAAGAGGATTCGGAAAAGGTGGTTTTAGATATTTTCAAAATGGGTGATAACGTGAGAAAAACCGACCTACAATACGCGCGCGACCTTAAACTAATTTAATTATGTTACAATTTTCAGCAACTAAAAAGATAAAGAAAAATACCAACGAGGAAATGCTCAAGTTGGAAGGTGAGCTAACTGATGAAGTGGCAATGGCGACATTGGCGGAATTTCTTTATGTGAATCCTGGGCTTACACTAAAGCTAATGGCTGGAATTGAGATCTATCCTTTACAGGAACTGATGATAAAGGGCTGGATGACAAGTAATTACAACATGGCTATTTGGGGGCGTGGTTTATCGAAAAGTTTTTCAGCCGCAATTTTTTGTCTATACTGGGCATTATTTCATCCCAATGCGCGTATAGTTATCATATCGTTCGCGTTCCGTGCGTCACGCCGTATTCTTGAACAGATAGAGAAGTTTGTGAACGATAAGGACGCCGCACTATTAAAGAACTGCTTTCCGAGGGATATGAATAGGAAGAATGATGAATGGAAATGGGTTCTTCCAAATGGGGCGAGCATATTATGCGTTCCTCTTGGTGATGGATCAAAACTACGCGGCATTAGAAGTGACCTCTTATGCTGTGACGAATACGGATACATACCAACTCAAATTATTAATGAGGTGTTACAGCCTTTCCTTGTTTCAAACAACAACATTAAAGAGCAATTACAAACTAAGGAACTTGAGGACAGATTGATTAACGAGGGGAAAATGAAGGAAGAAGATAGGACGATTTTTGAAAGCGATATTAAAGTTTTATATCTTTCATCCGCAACCTATCAATTTGAAGACATGTATAAGCAATTTGGAGAGTGGATTGCCAATACCGAAAAGACTGATTTAAAAGCAAGTTATTTTGTTACTCGGTTGAGTTATGAGGCCGCGCCTCCGGGATTAGTAAACGAAAAAACTATTGAAGAGGCAAAGAATGGGCAAACTTCTGACTCGGTTTTTCGTCGGGAATATTGCGCAGAGTTTACGCCAGACTCCGATGGCTTTTATTCGGCGAAAAAGATGATGGAATGCACAATTCCTAACGGGGACGCGCCTTGTATTGAATTGGTCGGAGAAAAGGGGGCTAATTATTTTATGTCGATTGACCCCTCTTTCTCTAGTGCGGAATATGCTGACTACTTCGCAATTGTGATCTGTAAGGAAATGGATAAAAATGGAAAAAAAATTCCAATGGTAGTTCATAATTACATGGTTGCGGGTGGCGATTTGAAAGACCATCATTTGTATATAGCTTTTTTGCTTAAGAGTTTTAACATTGTCTATATCTCAATCGACAGCTCCCAAGGGGATAATGAGGTAATCACTTCTGCAAATGGGTCAAAGCTGTTTAAGGATTTAGGGATAGAGTTATTAGATACGGGCGCAAACTACCGAACCGATGATACATCCAATTTAGCCAAGGAAATTCGTCAAGGATATAATTTTACGGCGAAAAAGATAGTTCAGAAGCAGCCCTTTACATCGACATTCCAAAGAACGGCCAACGAATACTTGCAGGCGTGCATTGATTATAAAAATATTATTTTTGCCGCAAAACTTGGCGCTCATCCGCAAAAAGGACAGGAGTCGCAGGAAACAGATATTTCCATGATCAAGTCTCATAACTTTTATAAGGATATGTCAATCATGGATTTTATTGAGCATCAGGATATGTTGATGGATAGATTAAAACAACAATGTGCTCTTATAGAGGTTTCGTCAAGCTCTTTAGGAACTCAGTCGTGGGATTTACCATTGGCGTTTAGAAGGAGTAAAAGCCCAGACCGGGTTCGCCGCGATGCGTTCAGCGCCTTACTGCTTGGGAATTATGCGTTTAAGATGTTTCAAGATGCGATGAATGTTCCAGAAGAGCAGTCTTTTAATACTTTTAGTCCTATGATGCTAGGTCGCCGATATTAAGAAAGTGAAAAAGTCACAATTTCCAACATTAATCTTAACTTTTCCCGTGTATTGCTAGGCATACATGCAAAAGCGCCCATACAACAAAAAGTCACAATATTGGACAAATCTATCCCGCAAAACCCCCGTTCAAGCCGCAACGCCCCCTAGCCCCGCCGAACCCACCCTCGCCCTAGCCGCATGGGACGGCAATGAGCATTACTCCTCAATAGCCTCGTGTGGTGGCGACGGTTCTTCAAATCGCAACTCCTTCAGCGCGCAGATTTCCCCGTTAGATCGCTATAAAAATATCAACGCGGGAATTTTGCCGTGGGAAAACCGTAACGGCATGGTCGGTATGCGCGGAATATTAGAAGTGTGCCAACGCGCGGCAGCCAACGTGTCTATTGTCCGTAATGTCATTGAAATTTCGAGTGAATTTTCAAGTAGCCCGCTACATATTAAAACCGCCAATAAGACAGTCAAGGAATTCTTCACGGAGTGGTTTAACCGAATCGGCCTTTATAATTTTACCCAGCAATTCATGCGGGAATACTATCGGTCAGGGAATGTTTTCATATATAAATTTAACGGTAAAATGTCCGTCGAACAATATGGTAAAATGACGACTGTTTTCGGCGCGAAAGAGAATTCAGTTCCAATTAAATATACTATCCTTAACCCCGCGCAAATCTGGTTGGATGGTGGCTTAGGCTATGACCAAAATTGGAATAAAGTGCTATCTAAATTTGAAGTTGATCGCCTTAAAAAGCAATCTACCCCTGAAGATAAGCAAGTATTTAATTCTCTACCAGTCAACGTCAAGCAACAGATTATGAAGGGCGGAACTAATGAAATATTTATCCCTTTAATGGCAAAAAACTTGCGTTACGTTTTTTATAAAAAGCAAGATTACGAACCGATGGCGATTCCCATGATCTTTCCAGTGTTAAACGACATTGAATGGAAATTGGAATTAAAGAAAATGGATATGAGTTTAAGCCGCACTATTGAGCAAGTTATTTTAATGATAACTACCGGCGAGAAAAAAGACCAATACGGCGGCGGAATTAACCCCCAGAATTTAAGCAACCTCCAATCAATGTTCCAAAATCAAACATTAGGGCGCGTTTTGGTGGCTGACTATACAACTAAGGGCGAGTGGCTAATTCCTGATATTGGGGCGATTCTCGGGCCGGAGAAATATCGCCAAGTGGAAAGCGACATTCGGGAGGGGCTTCAGTCTATCTTAACTGGCGACGGTGAGAAATTTGCCAATGCCCAAATTAAAACCAAGGTATTTATTGAGCGAATGAAGGAGGCACAAAAAGTTTTCCTTAACGAATTCCTTATCCCGGAGGTTAAAACGATCTGTCAGGCAATGAATTTCAAGAATGTGCCCGAAATTGAATTTGAGGAAATTAGATTGGACGATCCCAACGTTGCGGCGCGCACTTATTTACGGCTCGCCGAATTAGGCATTTTAACCCCCGAGGAATTATTTACGGCAATTGAAAGTGGTGTAATGCCCGATGCGGAGAGCAACTTGATTAGACAAGAACTTTACAAACAACAGCGCGATAAGGGTTTATATCTACCCTTGTTGGGCGGCACCCAAAAAGAGGATGGCGGCGATGGTCGGCCAGTGGGGACTAATACGAAAAAGTCTTCCACCAAGATCAGTCCAATCGGGACTAAAGCCAGTGAGGATAAGTTTAGCGCAACTAAAGTGGCTTCCCTTAGTATTATGGCGGGCAAACTTAAAGATGATGTTATTACGGCGTTTAAGAAAGAATTTGGCGGGAAGGGTAAAAAATTAAACGAGGCTCATTTAAGTATAGCCGAAACATTAACTAAACAAATCATGATTAATGAGGATTATAGTAATTGGGGGTCGGTTGATATTAAATCGTATCTAAATTCACCCAAACCCGTAAATGAGGTTACGGCGCGGGCGATTGATGAAATTGCCATTAAATATGAGTTGAACGAATTTGACGCGATTATAGTGAGTAAGAGTGCAATGTAATTAGTGTATTCTTTCACTCTGCTCATTCCGGCAATATCCGGCAAAAACTAAGGGTTTCGAAGTCGGATAATTTTTAGCCAAGCCCATGTAGGCTAGGTGGAAACCTGTTTTGTGTGGCTCAGGGAATCCGGCAACATCCGGCAGTTTCATAGCGGTTTCTCGTTGCGGATGTAGAAGATGCTCTTGCCCTGCCCCTGGCTCGTTAGGTAGCCGCGTTTGACCAACAGCGAAAGATCGTTACGTAGCGTTCGCTCGCTGATGTCGCCGCCCGATTCCACGCCAAGCGCGGCCACGGTAGTGGAATCTCCCGGCTTAAGTTTTTGTAGAAGATTAATTTGACGCTTATTGAGTTCTTTCGGCATCGACCCGACGTCGGCGTGAGACTGAAGGGTGAGGCAAATGCCTCCAGATTGCTTTCGCCATTTGGGCTCCGGCTGACCTTGGCTCTTAAATTCCTCTACGATTTTGCGCGTTCCGCGTCCCAAGAGATCGACCAACCCGCGCAAGAACACGACCTGAGCGATGTTGGGATTCACCGGGAGGGAGCGATCCCCTTTGGCCAGCGATGCAGTTGTTAGGCCGTCGGGCAAATTACCACTGCTCCATATTTCGAGTCGGCTCGGATATAGACTCACCGAAAGCCTACCATGCACGGAGGCGTAGTCCCGGTGAATAAGCGCGTTCCTAAAAGCTTCGCGCAGAGACCAGTAAGGATATTGCGGACGATCCTCGCCGCCGTGAAGACATTCGAGGTAAACGCTCGCACGTTACCCGCTCTAGTGATTGCTAATAATTTCGTGTATTAAATTAAATCATGTATCAATTCGGCGGAAAAACCTATAAACATCGCACCTTTTTCGAATCGTTCGCGCGAACTGTTCCGCCCGTTGACAAATCGAAAGAGAAATTAGCGATTGCGTCACTTAATTCACTAACGGGGATATTTGATTCTGATGTTTTAGAAAAAATTCGCTCTAATCCGGACTTATTGGCCTTTAGTAGTTGTTTAGTCTTAGCAGACGCCGCGAACCGTAATGATGATGCTGTTTTGCGAGAGGATTTAATCAAGATTTCGGAAAATTTTGAATATAAGTTCATGGATCTTGAGCACAACCGCCAAGACTGCCTCGGCGTTATTGATGAAGTGGGTTGGGCCTTATTTCCATCTAATGAATTAATTGATAAAGAAGAGTTGGTGGAAAATCTTAGTCCCGTTCAATTAGTTATTGGTGGATATTTATGGCGGATAATCAATCCTGAGTTGTGTGAGTTCATCGAGGAGGCTTCAAATGAGAATAGTCCCAATTATCAAAAAATTTCCACTTCCTTTGAGTTACTATTCAATGACTATTGGGTTTGTGTGAGTCCAGACCGCAATGCCAAAAACCCAAACGCCCGTTTAATTGCGCCGGAAGATGCGGATTTTGCCAAGTATGATGAAAAATTAAAAGTTAATGGGGGCGATGGTAAGGATTGTGGTATGTTGGTTTTCCGCGTTTTGCGCGATGGTATTCTCCCCGTAGGCGCGGGCATTGTGAGAAATCCGGCTTCTGGAATTAGGGGGATTGCCGTGGTTGGGCCAGACTCCGAATTAAAAGAAGAAAAGCTGGAAGAGACTAAAGTGGAAAAAGACGAGGAAATTAACGCGGGTGATTGGGTAAATATAAAGAATAATCGCGGAAGTGACGAGTGCAAGTGGGAAGTTTATTCAACAAACATTAGCAGCGTTTCCTTATACTATCCAGAAAAGCCAAATATTACCGAATTTAAGTATTCCGAAGTAAGAAAATACAAAGGGCAAATTAACGCCCAAGAAAATATTTTAGAAAAAGACAAGGAATTAAGTGTAAACGAAAATAAATCTCTAACTAATACAATTATGGTAATCTCATCCGTTAATGATATCGAGGCGAATTTTGAAGCCTTCACCAAACTGCCCGCCAAGGAAGCGACTGCATCCATTCAAAAACTTTTCGAAGCTAAAATTATCGAAATGTCCGATAAGTTTGCCGCTGAACAAAAAGTTAAGGACGAGGCTCTTGCCACTGAAACCAAAGCCAAGGCCGATTTAGAGGCGCGCGCCTCTGGACTGGGTAAGGCCGTAGAAGACCTTCAGGCCAAACTTGACGAAATCGCCCTTAAGCAGACCGCTGCCGCCAATGAAGCTGCGTTTAACTCCCGTATGGCCGCGCTGGATGAAACTTTCGATTTGGATGACGACGACCGCGCAATCCTCGTTGATGAAGTCAAAGCCCTTGAGTCCGAAGCCGCCTTTTTACCTTGGATGGATAAGAAAAAGAAACTCATGAAGGAAAAAACCAAGGCTTATAAAATGGAGAAAGCTAAATGTATGGAGGAGAAAATGGCTAAAGCTGGCGTGAAATTTACTCTGGCCGAAAATGGCATCGATATCAAGGAGGTTTTCGCGTCCGTGGTTCCTGATAAGGCTAACACCCAAATTCCAAATACGCCCCATATCACAGAAAATTTAGCGGATAAATTAAAGGCGCTTCGCGAGGGTATTACTGTCGCGGGTGTTAAATCTGAATAATTTTTTTACAAAATATCAAATTAAGTATAAAATCAAAATAATTAGTGTATAAATTCTCAAACAACAAAATCGTATAAAATAATATGTCTCAACTAACCAACACCTTCACTAATCTGCTCCCCTTCCAGATTCAGTCCCCTCACAGCATTGTGAATTTCTATTCCTTCAATGGAACTGGAAAAGCCGGTCTGTTCGCCACCTTTGAAACCGGCAATCAAGATCCCGCACTTTCTGCTGGTGATTTCGCCGCGTCTTCCCCTGGCCTTTCTTACGAGGGTGCTATTAGCCTTCGTTACGAAAATCCCCGCAAGGTTAAATACTCTTCCTATGGTGATACCAAGTTCGGTGTTGCGGGCCTCATTCTTGATGCCACCGTTGAATATGATGAGCATGGTCGCAAGGTCGTTCTTCTTGACGGTCCCTATAAAGCGGAAAAACAAATCGTAAGCTCCGGCGAATCAATCCGTCTAGCAACCGATGGTGTTTACACCCTCAAACAGGCCGCTTATGTTGGCACCCCGTTCCCCGGTTATGTTGGTGTTGCAACTGGCACCGCTGGCCAAATCACCTTCGTTTCCCCCGCTGCTGCCGCCCCTTATATTACTTCCGGCCTTGGCCTCTGTAAGGTTCTATCAACTTCCGGCTCTGCTTTTGGTGGTTATGCTCAGGTCCAGCTTACCCTCACCTAATTTTAATAAGCATACAAACTAAAAACAATTTTAAAATATAAATAATATGAGCAATTACGGTAAAATCTCTATCAAACCCGGTTCTGACGCAGCTAAACTAATCGTTCAGATGGGTTCTAAGAAAAATTCGGAATCACTTGCAGCTATGGAGGCTTTTGCGGCCTTTATCGGGCCAGTTATTCAACAGGTTATTGATCAGGCTCCGATCATCAGTAATCTTTACGGCGCGGACACTTACGCTGAAGGCACCGCCCCCTCTGTCCCCCTTGATCTATTTTATGACGTAAAGGATCGTAACTTTATTCAAGTGTGGACTCAGAGTATCGCTGGTGGTCTTGCTACTTCTGAAATCAAGGGTCTTGACGAAATGTTCCTCAACACCTATCGCCTTGATACTGCTGTTTCCATGCAGAAGAAATATGCCCGCGAAGCGCGCCTTAATGTTGTTGCTGCGACCATGAATCGCATGGCTCAGGAAATCCTCGTTAAACAGGAAATCAATTCTGCTAATATTCTTCTAAAAGCCGTTGCGGACGCTCAGTATGATAGCGATGACGATGGCGTTGTTGATACTCGTCAGGTTATTCGCTCCACCACCGCCAATGTTCTTCAGATGGATGACTGGAATCGTCTAGCCACCCTTGCTGTTCGCACTAAGCCCTCGTGGTTCGGCGGCACGGCAGTTGGCGGCTCTCAGACTTTTACCCACGTTGTCTTCTCTCCCGAGATGGCAGAACAGGTCAGATCAATGAGTTACAATCCTCAAAACACGCGGGCTGTTCCTAATACCGATGAATCAACCGCTCTCGCCGCGCCTGATTCTGTTCGTAATTCTGTTTGGAACTTCGCTGGTGTTTCTAACTTCCTTGGTAGCGAAATTATCGTTGCTAATGAGTTCGGTGTTGGCAAACGCTATAATAAAGTGTTCGCGAAATACGCAGGCGCTACCTCCTACGGTGGCTCTAGCTTTACTCAGGCGTCCGATGAAATTGTCGTAGCCCTTAATCTGGCTGGCACCAATCCATTACTTCGACTCAGTGAGGTTGGCTCAGAAGGCAGCACTTTCACTACTCAACCAGATCAGTTCCATATCCGTGAGGATAAGATGGGGTGGTTCGGAGGTTTACGTGAGGGTCGCGCTGTTCTAGATTCTCGCGGGATTTTAGGTCTTATTTGTTAATTCAGTAATTAAATTTGTTAGAAATTCAAATCCTCACTTGACAAAAGTGGGGATTTTTTGTATAGTTATATATGCGAGAAAAACACAAATGGACGGACAGAGAAGATACTTTACTTAAAAGAGGGCTTAATGAAAAACAAACCTATAAAGATATTAAGAATAATTATTTAAAACATTTAGATATCCACCAAATAGTTGGAAGATCAATGAGGCTTGGGTTTAGAAAAACAGAGCCCAAAAGAATTACAAATCAAAAATATACATGTAATTTAGATTATTTTTCTAAACCTAATTATATAAATTCCTTTATGGCGGGTTGGCTCGCCGCTGACGGTTGCATATTTATTAGGAATATGCATTACAAAGATTTAAGTTGGGCGATGGAGTCGGCGGATAGAAAATTTCTGGAAATACTAAAAGAAGATATTAAATATACGGGACCGATTTACGAAAGATTCAATTCTGGAATTAAATATATAAACAAAAAAGGAGAGAACCATAGCTGTTTAAGAATAAATTCAATAGGTAGAATGGCTGATGATTTGGCGAATAACTTTAATGTCGTTCCAAATAAAACACTTCGATTGGGGCCACCTAATCTAAAAAGCAAGGAGCTTTGTCTATCTTATATTCATGGATTTACAAATGGTGATGGATGTATCGCTTTTAATGAACGAAGAGGACCGTCTATTAGATTCGGAAGCTCTGGCGATGGAATTTTAGAATGGGTCAGGGAGTTTTATTTATCATTAAATATTAAAACACCAAGAAATAGAACCCCGAATATAATTAAAACAAGCTGCAAAAACGCAAAGCTGTTTATCATCGGAGCTGTTGGAGCTTATTATTTTTATGAAATTCTAAAAAGAGTTCCCGTTCCTATATTGGAAAGAAAATGGATTCGCCCAGAAATTGATGATTGGTTTAAGAGAAAAATAGAAAAACACCCAAAATACTTTGAGGAATCGGTAGATTCTGTTTTGACTCGTAATAATATTGATTTTTTAAAAACATTTTAATCATTTGATAAAATTACCTAAATTTAGTGTAACACCAACAAACTTATAATCAAATTATGGCACGCTTAAAAAAACTCCCTGCGAAAATCGCTACCGGCAATATCGCCATTCAATCCCCCGAAGATTCCGTTTATGCCTTGGTCGGACTTAATACTTTCCCCTACAAACAAAAAACTCAGGCGGATTATTTAACCTATCTGCGCGAACTTAATTTAAGTGATCTCCAACGCCACGCCGTTGAGCATGGTATAATTCCAAATGCTGTTTCTCGTTCTGTTTTGGTTGATCGACTTGAACGCGAGTTTCTAAAGAAAAAATTCGCCTATGTTGATGTTAAGGACACTAATCCGGTTACGGCGAGAATGAGTGATAAAGACGAAGAAGATATTGCTAATTTACTAGCGCGAGGTCGGTAAATAATTCTCGTTAAGGTGTAATCTTAAAATATGAGTTGCGATTACATCTTGCCCCTCTCTTCAGGCATTTGGAGCGAATTAAATGAACCTTCTTCAGTTTCCGTCTCCTTCATTAGTGGGAAATTAGTCAGTGAATCTTTTCTGGGGCAATTAGGCTCATTAACTTATAAATGCTACACTTCCGTAAGCGGCTGTATCGTCCCCCCCCTAGATAACGGCGAACAAGGAATTTATGCGCTCCTCTATTTAGGGGATTATTACAAAAAACAGGTGATCAATTATATTGGGGCGGCTGGCGTGAATAGGGTGTTGAGCGTTGCCGAAGGTGATAGTAAAATTTCCTTCGGGAATAAAACTAGTGAAGCTAAAGAAATTCGCGGTTTAGCCAAAGATTATAATGATCAGGCTAAAGAAATGGCAGATCTTTATAATCGTGGTTTAGCAACAGCTCGTGGAGTTAGCTTTTATACAATCGACCAATACGGGAATAACGGGCTAAGTGATAATTACGGACCTTATTTTAACCGGTAATTAGTGTATTAAGGGGTAAGGAATAAGGTATGCTGATTAAAATAAAACAGATAGAAGACTTAACAAGCCTCATAGCTGGAGTCGCCACTGGCGTATCTTTTGATGCGGCGCTTTTCGATTATTTCGCAAATACCGGATGGCTTGGGGCGGGGGCAATCGCCGCAACGGGCGGGACACAAAATGTGTTTGGGCTCAAGATATTTGATCAGACAATTTTCATTCCCAGCGGAGGTTTAAGCTTAAGCGGTGCCGCAAATAAAGAGTTTGTTCAAGATTGGGTTTCTGGCCAAATTCTCGCCTTATCTGGATTCGCCACGGGAAATTTCGCGCGAACTGTTTTGCCAAATACCTTTACCGCCGCCAATACATTTACGAGCGATATCTTCGTTCCGCGCGCCTCTTTAACGGGCCACGCTACCAATCTTCGCGACCTACAAATAGCTTCGGGTGTTTTACAATCTGGTATTGATAATGTTACAATTAGCGATGTGGTTTTTTTGGGGACTGAGCAAAATATCACTGGGCGAAAAATATTTGATATTAGCCCTTATGGTGTTACGCCAACTCATCCGTCAGGTTTTGTCACATTGGATTATGTCACGGGAACGGGGCTATCTGTTGGGAATACGGTTAAACTTACGACCTCTCAGACAATTTCGGGCGTAAAAACGTTCGTTAATTCTCCTGTTGTCCCAATCGGGCTCTCAAGCAATCAAGCCGTTAATAAAGTTCAATTAGACGCGGCGATAGCAAATGTTGCGGTGGGAACGGGTTCAATTCAGGGTGTGACCAATGTTAATGGAATTTCGGGTTCGGTAATATTAGCGGGGGAAGGCGGTATCTCTATTGAAGTGTGTTCAGGCATTATTTATGTTTCTGGCAACACTCAAAATACTAACTTATATTCCGTTTCATTACCATTAACCGTAGGAATAACTGGCATTAGTTTCTCTTATTCGCCGGTTTTCTCGATTGAGCCTAATGTTGTTGGAACACTTAAATTCGCGGGTAATACAGGGCTGCAATTCATTGATGATGTTATTACAAACTCCACAAGTGGCGGGTTTAATGTTTCTTTTTCCACAGGAATCCCTACGACTGGATATTATTACAATTTTACTTCAATACCGATCTCGGGAAATTCTGGATTTTTGGGAATTCAAGGCCAGCGTGGTTTTGCCGCAACAAATTTCAATCAGAAAGGACAGTGGAGTGCCGGAAAAATTTACACTCCTTACGATGTAGTTTTTACAACCCCTAATTTTGTCTCCTACTGGACTACCGGCACGGCAATCAGTGACTCTTTTAACGCGCCAAGCGGAACGGGCACTTCTTTATGGCAAATTTTAAGTTCGGGCCAGCAAGGCGCATCGGGCTATCTAATTTGGAAGGGGGCACATAATACTGGTATTATTTACAATCAAAGAGATGCAGTTGTTTATAATGATTCCTCTTATGTGTATTCTGGCTCTGCGCCAACTTCTGGCTTTACTCCCGATGTTTTAACGGGCGGATGGGGTTTGGTCGCCGCAAAAGGCGCGATTGGTTATCTGGCTGTTTCTGGAAATATCACGGGTAATTTCTCTACATTATCTTTCTTTCTGTCACCCGTTAGCACAGGGTTGGATTTAGCAGAATCTTTTGTTGGCCGTTCATTTTTCTGCACAGGTTTCGCTTTAGGTTGTGTGACCACGGGAGCCGGACCCTTAAACGGAGGCATTCTTACGGGTCGTCTATATACTCGCGATACTTCCAATGTTAAAACCATATTCCGAACCTTCACCTTCAATTCGGGGGTTCCATTTTTCCGTAGTGGTGATTTTAGTCAACCAATAACCGGTGATCATCGAATTGGCATTGATATTCAAAATTCCTTATCGGGTATAGATAAATTCAGCGTAGGTGTTTTTGGTTTCGGAATGTAATATGAGTTTTTTCATAAATTATATAAAAATACCTTTCCCAGAATCCGTAAATACATTCGGATTATCGGATGGTTTTTTATATACTTTTACCTTTACTGGTTTTTATACGCCGATTCCAGCAGCGAACGATAATTTTAACACCTATTCCACTGGCGGCGGCGTATTCACGCAATTATTTTTTAGCGGAAGTGGAAATTGGTTTGGATCTGGTTACTCGGTAAGTAATAATCTATATATGGCCGATACTTTTGATAAATATCAAACCGGTTTACTAATTTATTTACTATCGGGATCAGATAATGTTAGCGGATATAATAACACCTATAACTATTTCGGCGGGATGACTTTTCAATCGGGAGGTAACGCTCAGCCCGGATATAGTCAATTTGATTCTTTGGATAATTATCAGTCGGGCGCTGCGAGCGGATATGATTCAAATGGGGTTATTGGAGTTGGATTTTTGACTGGTTTTAATATTTATTCGGGTTCAAATTTAATAATAAATACCGGTCATGCCGGTTATACAATTTGGAGTGGTTATTACTGATGGCTACAATTTTTACAATTAGCGGGGCGGAAAATGTCTTAGTTTTGGAACCAAAAGAATCACTTGTTTATCCTTTTCAACTGGACTCATGGAGGGAGCTTCGAATTGGAGCCTTCATGTCGATCACGACATCTGGATTCTCTGGGTTTTACACCGGAGGATTGGGGGTTGCCAGTGAGGCGATTTTAAATAACTCGAATGCACCAACAAGCAGTTTTCAATGGGGGATTATGACTTCTGGGAAAAGGAACCCTTCTGAAAATGGATGTTTTTTTATTGGAAATGGATTCGTTTCCGGAGTGCCGTCTTCAGAGCAAATTTCATCTTCCTCTTCTCTATCTTTTCTTGGTCAAGGGACGGAATTGGGATCTAATTTTAATGCGCAAGATGCAAGCATTGCAATTATTTCTAGTGGGGGCAGAATCATTAACTATCAATCTTATTCGGGCGATAGATCCTCGCTTTATTTTCCAACAAATCTACAATCATCTGGCAATAATTTGAGTTGCTTTTTTAACGGAATTAGATTTCGGCATTATCCAGAAGTAAATAAAATAGAGATGACTTCTTATGGAGATTTTGAGGGCAATGGTGCGACCACGAATATTACTGAAAGTGGTTTAAAGGCAAAAATGGATGCTTTTTCGCATCCTTCGTCGGGTTTACTAACTGGATATTGCGATTCAAATTCCCTGCCATCGGCTTTATTTTTATTCTCTCCCTTCACAGGAATAAGATTAAGAATACATTCATTAGCGATTAAAAAATATTTATAATTTATGGCAACTATTTTTGAAAAATTACCAGCGAGTGGTGAAAAGTGTTTAATTTTGGAGCCTAGAGAGGCGCTTATTTATCCATTTGATTTGGGTAATTGGACCCAGTTGCGCATGAGCGCTGCCGTTTCTTTCACTTCCACAACCGATGATAATTCTTTTATAACCTCTGAAACTGTTTCTTCTTCAAATAGCCCTCGTGGATCAATGTATTGGGGTTTATATTCTGGCGGTGGCAATTTGCCATTTTCGAATACATCTTCTTTTGTTGGATTTGGAAATAAAACTGGATCTTCTTTGGTTATAGGCAACGCAAATAATAATGGTCTTCCTACATATGCGGCTTTAACAATTGATTCTATTTTTCGACCAGCAACTATTGAGGCGCACGTATTAATGAATGGCTTTTCTTCTGTCGGAAATCACTTTTCAAAATCCGGTCATGGTCTCGGTGACGTATTTAATTTGGGGTATTTCGCGTTACCATCAACTAGTCCTCCGTCCGTTACCCCCTCTTATTTGGTTATTTCTGGAGAGCAAAATTATTGCGTGATACAATCAACTTTATTCAATGTCATTAACAAGGGGCTACCAGGGCAATCATTTGATTTGTGTTGGAGTAATAATGGGGCAACTCCATATACAAATGTTTCAATTGATGTTTTAAAACAATGCAATGCCAATTTAAACTTTTCTTCTAGATTCACTGGTGTTTATTATAATTCTAATTGTTCTTCAACGGGTTCCCCTGTTGATTTACCGTCAAATATAATCTTATATTTTCCATTTACTAGTAATAGACTTAGGGTTCATTCTATATTAATAGAAAGATTTTAAATGATTTCGTCTTCAAAAAAAATATCAGGTTATTTTTCTTATGAGATAGTAAATTATGATGGCTCTGTCGTATTTGCCTCAAAAGAAAAAAATAATTTAATTTTAAATCAGGGATTGGATTATTTGTCTGTTTATTATTTTGCAAATTGTTTTCGTTATTGCGCAATTGGTTTGGGTTCACTACCTCCGTTGTTAACTGATATTGGTTTGGCCAGCGAAGCAAAACGCGTAGGCGTTATTCATTCCGCTACAAGTTTTCTTTCGGTTGACACCTTTAGTATTCGTGCCTCATGGGATTTCTCTCCCGAAACTGAAACCGTTTATTACGGGGAAATAGGTTGGAGCCCAGAATCCGCGCCCGGCAATAATCTATTCTCAAAAACCCAAATGATCGATCAGAATGGATCGGTTGGGCCTTTAGCTGTTGGTCGTTTGCAATATCTAAGGGTAACTTACACCCTGCAAATTTATTTTTCGCCCGCATCTTTAACAAGTTACACCCCCTCCATTTTAAATTGGGTGACAAATGGAAATGCTTCCTGTCAGTATTTAGGCTTGGCTACTTTAGATCCCACTGGAGCTATTGCTTTTCGTGATATGGCGCGCGACGCCGGAGAGCCATCCGTCAATCAAATTGATATATTTATTTCAACGGGTCAAGCAACCCCAAGCGGCTTAGGCACGGGCGCAAATTACTCAATTTTCTCTTATCCTCAACGCGCCACTGTAGCTCCATATATATCGGGAACTTACGTAAAAAATTTTTACGCAAATTACGGGCGGAATTCAGGTGTTTCTGGAATATCCTCCATCGGTTGCGGTTTAACTGGTTTTGCGGAAACGATACCAATTTACGCCCACTTAATGGATTCCGCGCAAACAAAAGCGTCCGATTATGAATTAGGTGTATTTTTTAGCACACAATGGGGGCGAGCTTAATTTATGGCGGATCTATTCACTCAAGCGGAAAAATTACAATTTAGTGATTACTTCAACGATCTTCATGATACTTTCGCGCGCCCAATATTCATGTTTAAGCAGCGTGACGAGTTGGTTGTGACTGATAACCCAAACCATTCTTACGTGTGGGATGACGCCCCGAACAATACCCAAACTATATCAACTTTGGTCAGCGGCACCTTTAACGCGCGAATTTTATATTCCAATAAGCAAAATAAAGAATTTCTATCAACCCGTCAACGTAATGGCGGCGAGGATCAAATTGGCGCGGAAACTTTCGGTGGCGATGTTCGACTGAAATTAGATATGACTGGGGCCGCATTCATTGGGGACGCACAACGGGTTAAATTTGATGATAGTTTATTTGAGATTTCAACTGAGGCCCGCCCACACGGCTTATTTGAACCAAAATGGAAAACTTTTTACCTAAAGAGGGCAAATTAAAATGGGTTCGGTTAATTTAGCCGTTTTAAGAAGGGAGATTGCGGCGCAGGCCACAAAATCCGTAGAGACACGCGGGAATAGGGTTCTTGAGAATGCTTTTAACAAACAAAAGAACATTTTCTTAGAAGATTTTAATTCGGATCAAGTTACTCAATCAATAGAGGGTGGCCCAATTGGAAGCGATGGGATAGTTAATACGGCTAAGGGTGGTAATTTATATTCTTTAATTGGTTTTAATTCTGGTTCTAATCCAATTACCGCTTTACGAAAAATCTTATTCAATAAAATCAAGTTACGTAATAATTTCCGTTCAAAATTGGTCGGCAGCAAAGTGGTCATTGAGCGAACCGTTGAAATTCCAAGCCTAAAAGAGATTGAATCAGAGACTTCTGGTAAATATGGTGTTGGTGACTGGACTAATAAATCTTGGGTTCGGTTGATTGAAGATGGGATTCCTTGGTTTAGATATTACCTTTTCGGGGGTTTTGGTTCCCCGCCTTCACGTTCCGGAACCGGTATTCAAGCTAAAAAAAGAGGTAGCGATGAACCTCAAGCCGTAAGAAACGAGTCTTTTTCGGGTATTCCCTACCTAAGCAGGTTGTTAAAAAATTTCCGCGATAGAATAAGAGGCTAAAAATGAGAGAACAATTCGATAATAAATTAGCTCAATCCGTTGTAGAATGGGTCAATAATGTCGTATGCAATGACGGCGGCGGATTTTTTACAACTGGCACGCCACTATATCTACAAGAGGATTCGACGCGAAATCAATTTAAGGTTTACGCAAGTCCTTATCGCTCATGGGTTTATGATTCTTGTGTTGATGGGGCAACTATTTTTAGCGGGGCCTATAATTCATCCGGTCAATTTTTAACGCGCCAATCTGGGCTATTTTTTGATTACCAAAATGGCCGCGTTCTATCTAGCGGAAATTGGGGCCCACAATTAAGCGGAACTTATTCAAAACGCGAATTTAACGTGCAATTTACCTCAACGGAAGTCGCTGGTATGTATATTGATAGGGTATTTGATGCAAATAAAGACTTGGATTATACAAAAACCGGAGCTTACCCATATTCTTATACGGCCCCAATTATTTTTGTAACTAATTCAAACGCGAATAACGAGCCGTATCAATTGGGTGGGGGTGTCGTTAAGTCTAAACGTTCTTGCCGCTTATATTGTATAACCAATAGTCCATTTAGTCAGGAAGCTCTCGTGTCAGTGATTACGGATAAAATTAATAAAAATATACCGATATTAAATTCAGAACAGATGCCATTAACTTTTTATGGTGATGTTAAGGGCGGATCATTCAATTATTGCGACTTTAAAACACCGGGGGCTTGTGGTTCGGGCGCTTACATTAAGGATATTTTTCACTATAAATTGGATTTCAAGGGGAACAAAACAAACACTTGGTTTGCGTCAGTTTACGATTTAAATTTGGAAGTGGTCAGGGAGATATAAACGAATTTGGTTTAAGTGTAACAAACAAAATAAACCCTCAATCTTTAAAAAATAAATAATCATGGCGCGCAATTCAATTCTCTATGGGGCTATCGGCCTTTATTCAACTCCATCTAGCACGGGCTATTGCTTTTCTTCCGGTAATTCAGGTGTTAACCTTATTAGTCAATTTCAGCGCGTTCAATCTGTTACGCCAGATTTTACGATTAATTTAACCGATGTGGCGCAAATCGGTGACACCGCCGAGATCGATCGAGTCAGCACAGAGCCTCCGAGTGTCAATTTCACGGCGGATTGGTTGGTTGCGGATGTTTCCAACGAAAAGAGACTTGGGCTTTATATTAGCGGCGATCAACCCGCTATTCGTGATATTGCCAATGGAACCAGCGATGACCGTAATTATTTGGTTCCTATCGCCCCAGAGGGCGTTGATGTTGATGGATGGACCGGTAGTTCTCGCGTAATTCAGCTTACAAACGCCTATCTTACTTCTTATTCTGTTGAGGGCGCAGTAGGAAGTTTCCCTTCTGCTAGTGCAAGTTTTGAATGTTTTAATTACGCCACTAATACCGGGTCTATTAACGTTCCGATTAAGGCAATTGATCCCACGGGAGGTCAGGTTATCAATGGTGTTAATTTTACAATCCCTGTTGGTGTTTCCGGTTTGAGCAATACCGTTTCCGTTATTCGTCCCGCGTCTATTACGGTTGATATTGGCGGGGCGGGTGTTGGCGTTACGGGACTAAGAATTCAAAGTTTTAATTTCGGTCTTGAATTAGCTCGCACCAGCCTAAATCAGCTCGGCTCTTTCTACCCCTACGCGAAATCCATTAATTTTCCCCAGTCGGCCTCCGCATCCGTCACCGCGTTTTTCACGGACATTAAGGAATCAAATTTACAAGATATTCTATGCAATAATCCAAATTTTGATATTAATATCAATTTATATGATCCTTCTTGTAATGGCTATGGAGCACCTGCTGTTCGCTACACTCTCAAAAAAGC